ATTCGTCTTACTTTTAAAGGAAACATAAATGATCGACACAAATATCCCTCGTATGACAAAGCGCGTCAAAACATTCAAGCCAAAGCAAGGTCTGAGTAAGGCACAAGTACAATCCTTGGTTGCTCTGATGAAATCAGAACTGGAAGCTCTTGAATGGTCTATTGGACACTACAAACATGTGGCTGAAAGCTGCAAAAGTAATAAGAAAGATATCAATGAAATCTCTGAACGTTACTTTAAACTTGTAGACAAGGCACGTAATAAACGGAACAAACTTTCCTTGATTCAAGCTAAACTTAAGCGCGGACTGGTATAATTCATTAAGTTAACTCTAGAGGAAACCAACATTGTCTGCTCGTAATAAATTTGAACTGATCTGTTCATCGTTTGATAAACGTGGAAATATCATAGCTACACGTACAAACATGTATACTAAGAGTAATCCTTGGCAAAAGGAACTTTCGGTTAAAGCTGGTTTGTCGGAACTACGAATATTTCTACACGCAGAAGTCGCGTGTTTGTTGGCGAGTAGGAATAGAAAGGTTTATTCTTTGTTGGTGCAGAGGTTTAATAAAGACGGGACAATGGCTAACGCTTGTCCTTGTTTGAGTTGTAAGTTAGCTATTGTTGAAACAGGGGTTAAATATGTGCGATACACTACTGATTGTGGTATAGTACAGGTTGATCCTACGGAATGGAATATTTGAAAGGTTAATATGAACAAAGAACAAAAAGAATACCTAAAAGAAAAACTACTGTTCGTAGCATCCGTAGGTATCACAATCGCTGTGGTACTGTATCTTACGTTTAATGGAGAATAAAATGAAAATTGGATGGTTACTTTACACCAAAGATTACGGTGGTAACGATGTTTTAGAATTCCATAAAGTAGAGCCAATGTACTATACTGGTCGGTTGGTACAGATTGTTTATGCGGAGATTATTGAATGAAAGAAAAGCACATGCAAGCCTACATGAAAACAGCAGAAGTATTCGCTGAATGCTCTGTAGGTACTCGACTAAAAGTAGGATCAGTGATTGTCAAGGATAACCGAATTATTAGCTGTGGTTACAACGCACATCCACAACACATAGACGGGCCGCTAGAAGACGAAAACAACGTGACGCTTAGTACGGTTAGGCATTCAGAAAAGAGTGCTCTAATGGGTCTTCTGAGGGCCGGAATCAGCCCTGTTGGTTCTATTATGTTTGTGACTCACGCATGTTGTAAAAATTGTGCGATTGATATTGTTGATGCTGGAATAACTAAAGTTTACTACAAACACGAATACAAGGATAATTCTGGTATACTACATCTTGTACGAAGCGGTGTAGAAGTTGAACAATTCAATTAACCAATAAAGGAACTTAAAATGATAACAGGACATAAACATAAAGAGCTAATCAAATTGTGGGCAGATGGAGCGATTATTCAATATAAATCAGTATTTGGAGACTGGAGCGATTGTCTTCACAATGAACCCATGTGGGAAACTACAGCGGAATACCGCGTTAAACCAGAACCAAAGCCAGATTATTCTAAGTTTATTGGTATCTTTGAACATAAGCAAGATTCTAGTTGTAATCATACAGATGGAGTCTACAGTTCACTTGGGTCTATTCCTAAAGAAATCGAAACAAGTTCTGATTCTTGGTATGACCTAGTAAATAAACTAGAGTTAGTATTCGACGGTGAAACCAAAGAAGTAAAAGAAGTTAAAATCCACGGTAAGGAGTAATTAATATGAGATACGGATCACACAAGAGTCTTCCTCAATATGCTGTAATTGGTAGTCCAACAGATTTCTATGTGTTCGTACAAACAAGTAAAAATACTTTTGGTTGGTCCAAATGGTATAAAGGTAAAGAAGCATTTAATCATTATAATGAACTTAGGCTTATTTACAAACATAAGCAAAAGTTCATTGAAAAAGTGCTAGAATTGTATAATGAATACTCTTAAAGGAATTTAAAATGAAACTACAAATCTCGACAAAAGATCATGGGGTTATTACTTCTGATGAACTTGCATCTACTATAAATGGTTTACACACCACTGTAAGCAAGGCATTGACTGGAGAAGGTTACTTGCAATTTCATGTAAATAATGTAGTTACAACTGTACCTTATGGTGTACTAGGCACTTCTATTATTAAGATTATTGAATAACCATGATAGAATTAATTGTAGTTCCAACCAAGGATACTAAATTCCAAGACTGGCCTAAGATGCTACTACCGAATGCTGCTGTACAAGTAGTAATTCCGTTTGCTAAATGGCATCAGTCTGCTAACGATATGGAGGGTTGATATGAAAGTTTATGCTTTAATTAGTTGTTATTATTTCTGTGATTATTTTGAATCTATTGTTGATTTATATCAACGAGAATTTGACGCAATTACTGAACGTGTTAAATTGGAAGATAACAACACAGATGATCGTCAATCTTATTATGTCGAAGAAATGGAAGTACTGTGAAAATTACTCAGAAGCAATTAATCGAAGAACTAAACAAATATAGTGATGCATATCACAAGTATGAATACGAAGATTTCCTTACAATCTTTACGGAAGTAATCGAAAAGTTAGTCAAAGAAAAACATGAAGTAACATTGAATAACTTTGGTACTTTCATGCCTAGTATCAACAAATCTTTTATGAACTATAACTTAAAGGAAGGTATCATGAAAGAAACACCAGAAAGTGTTACAATGAGACTTAAGGTATCTCAGTCGTTGCAAAACAGGATTAAAGCTTTTAATAAGGAGAACAAGAATGAATCTACCGACAATTAAACTATTGTGGCACTCTCCGATGCTATGGAAATATGCAGGTTTGTATCTTAAGATAAATAATAAACGTTATCGTATTTTTAAAGTAGGGAAGTATTAATGCAGTTAAACCAACAAAACAAATCAAACCAGAGTAAAACTGTCGTTTACATGCCAAGAAAGAAACTTAAAGAAAAACCAATAGATTGTGATTATTTGATGTACAATTCAACTGAAGATGAAGATCAACTCAGGTGTCATGTACAGGATAACTATAGTAACACTGATACGATTTCATTCAACGATTCATTTTAACCATAAGGAGCACTTTATGTGCTTCGCAACCTAAAGGATTTATATGCAAAACATTACTCAAGTTGCTACTGTAAAGAAAAGCACAGAATCTGTAGGAGTAGCCGAAGGCTTCAACTACTCCGATATTAAGATTATCAACAAACAGATTTACGCTTATACTCTACGTCGATCATTCGCTGATAACCTGTTGTTTAATGTAGTAGCTGTGGATAAGAAAGGTGAGTTTATTTCTGTAGTAGAGACTGATTTAACTTTTGATGAAGCTGCAGATAAAGTCAAAGAACTAAACATGGAACTAGAAGGTTAATATGTCAAAGATTAAGTCAAGTAGTTACGCTCGGTTTACTGATGATGAACTTGAGTTTGGTGGTGTGAGTTACTATTCTAAGCTAAGTAAGAATAAAACCAAAGAACACCGTGGAAAACCAGATCATGAAAAATCGAAAGATAAGAAGAAAGATTTCACAGAACAAAGGCGATTAAAAAGGGGAGAATAACATGGATGTTCTAAAATACTACGAAAATTTACGTAATTCATGTGTAGGACTTCCTGTATGGGATGCGTTACATCCTCAAGAGCAACACATGATTATCCAGTCCATCAACCTTCTGTTAGCTGTGTGTCACAATCATGGTGTAACTGGTAAAAATAATGAAGAATAATTAAGGCTCCTTCGAGAGCTTTTCTTGTTTTTGGGTTATAATTTATACATCTTAAATTAACAGGAGAAAATTATGAAAGTTTTTGTTGTAATGTTTAATGAGTATTATCAATATGAATATGATCAATCTACTTTACGTAAAGTATTTGATTCAATGGAAAAAGCAGAAGCCTATATTGCAGAAAATTCTTCTGAAGTTATTGACAAGGCTTACCAAGATCATAATTTTGAGGTTATTGAACGAGAGGTGGAATAATGCCAAAAGTAATTGGATTTGACGAAAACGACAATAAACATATCTTAATTAATTGGAGAATATCGTGGTAAGAATTGTGTTTAAAACTAAAGATGGTTCGTTGATTATGAACAGAAAAATGGATGATCAGGTATTCGAATTAACTTTTGTCCCTCGCTGGTTTAAATTTGCAATGCAATATAATTCAGATAACTATCCAGATTGGACTCCAACAGAAGAACAAATTAAATTTCTAAATTATGATGCAAGAGAAAAAGGTGTTAAGATTATTAAATTCTCAGTAAATTCTGGTACAATCAACGCTTTAGTAGATTATCTTTAAGGAACAACATGACCCGTATCAACGTAGTAGACGTTAAAGAACTAGTAGACCAACACCTGCTGGCCGAACACCGCGAACTAACCCGCATCCCTAACTGCGTTAACTCAGGTAAAATCAGTTCTACTGGTATTCCATCTGAGTACACACTAGGTACAGGGCACGTAAAATTCTTCGTGAACAAGCTAACGTGGCTTCGTAAGCGCTATAATGAGTTACACCAAGAATGTCTCAACCGTGGATTTGCTGTTACTTATAAATTTCCTGATGTTGTGCCGCTATGGAATCAAGGTGACTATGTTGTTACAAACAAAGCTATTGCTGTTAATCAAGAAAGAATTAAAGTACGTATGCCGAAAAACGCTCGTTATTATGGTAAACTAGTGGCTTAACTTAAGAAGGAAACAAAATGATTGTATTTGTTGTAAACTATCGTGCTTGGGAAGAATACGAACAAGACTATACCCAACTTCGTGGAGTGTTTGATTGTGAAGAAAACGCTATCGAATATATTGGTAAACATCAACATGAAGTTGTAGATGAAATTAGATATGGTTCGTACTTTGAAACTTTGGTTGTCGAATTAAATGAGGAACTTAAATGACACATTTACTAGTCAATAAATGGAAGTGTAAAGACGGTACAATCTTACATAGTCGTAGCACATATGATTACGTTTGTCATACCAACGCTAATGGAGCCTAGTTTTATTCCTAAAACAGATCAAGAACGTGTACAAAATATTCGCCGTGATATTGAAAAGTATCAAGCAGATAATCTTTTGTTTGAAGTAACTGAGAATTTAGATGGTAGTTCTATTACTTGTTATGTAAATGGTGAAACTTCTGGTGTGTGCTCACGTAACTTGGACCTTAAGGATGATCTAGATAACACATGGTGGAAACTAGCGAACCAACATAAAGTAATTGAAAAGATTAAACAAACTGGTCGTAACCTAGCAGTACAAGGTGAGATTTATGGTTCAGGTATCAATGGTAATCTCTATCAGTTAGATGACCAACGGTTAGCTGTGTTTGATATTTACGACATTGATAACAAACGTTACTTACTGCCAGAAGAACGCTGGAAGCTCGTAAGTGACCTAGGACTACCTCACGTACCATTAAGGGGTTTTGGAACGCTTGTAGGTACTGTTAGTGACCTCCTAGAAGATGCTGATGGTATGTCTAGTGTGAATCCTAAGTGTATCCGTGAAGGTTATGTTTACAAAGCGATGAATGACAGTACAATTAGTTTTAAATGTATCGGAAATCAGTATTTGATCAAGAAAGGTTAATATGTTAACAACACAAAATTGGATAGATGCAGGATACCGCAAGTTCAATCACGTTTATAATGGAGATTATGGTTTACAAAAGCTAATCAAGGATGAAATAGGAAAACGATACTTCATTACTGTCTATGTTTACGAGTGGTTTAAGTATCCTAATTTCGCAGGAACAAGGAAGGTGTCGTTTGCACCTACTGTGCAGTTTTGTTTTGATATTAAACCAACAGTCAATATTGATTTGATTATAAATGAGAATACACTTATTGAAGAAGTAGAAGATGTTTTCAATGGTTATTGGGAATTCAATGGAAAACCTTATTATGAATACTATGAAGGGGATTAAAAATGTTCAAAACAACAACAATGATTGAAGTAGACGACTGGAATGATTTGGTGATTAAAACCTATGGTAAGCCTTATGATTTTCAACAACAAGATGGTTGTATGGAACGAGGTACTTATGAAATTTCAGTTCCTATGAATTATCCTTGGGATTTTAAAAACAGTACAGTTCCAGAAGAAGTAAACCATCCCGAAATGGGAGTTAGTTTTGCAGCTTGGTTGGAGCGCGATCCTGAGCAAAAACTTAATGCTGAAAAATGGAACTCTCCAAGTGCAATTCCAATGTGGTGGCAGCGAAACTTCTATCCTTGTATTGACATGATTGCTAATGATTTGTACAATAAAGGATTGTTACCAAAAGGTGACTATACAATTAATATTGATTGGTAAGGAGAATCGATAATGGAACCAACTCAACTAACTACAATCACTGTGAGTGAATACGAACAGTTAACCAAAGATCAATTTTGGCTTCAATGCCTAGAACAAGCTGGTGTTGATAACTGGAAAGGTTATGATATTGCGCGTGAGATTTTTCGTGAATATGATGAGGAATAATTATGATTCTATTAATCACAGGTTGGTTCGATGAAACAGACCGACATGGTCATAGAACAGGAAAGAAACTGTTCTTAACTTCTCATGGTATCGACCTTGATAACGATGATAGAATTGTGATTACAAGTTGTGATCCTCCTAGTACAATAAAAGGAGCTAGGTTTGATGATAATTATCAGGAGTGGGTGATTGATTAAAGGAGGTTATTATTGCTCAGTTTATAAAACACGAAAATTGTGAAGAGTGTGGTAGTTCTGACGCGAAAGCTGTTTATGATGACGGTAGTACCTACTGCTGGTCATGTACTCACGCTACACTATCCGAAGAATACAAGGAACTACTAAACGAAAAGAAACCGAAAAGAAAACGAAAGGAAGTTATGCAAGATGAAACACCAGTTAAACCAAGTAAACCAGTAATTGATCCAGAGGTAGCACAAGAGATTAAAAAAGACGCTACAACAGAATGTAATGAGTTCCGTGGATTATCAGATGAAACCACTAAGTATTTTCTTGTTCGTCATAAGTTCGATGATGACGGTGAAGTAAACGAACAATTCTATCCATGTACACAAGACGGTCAACTGACAGGATATAAGATTAGGTCAGTACCAAAAGATTTCCGTAGTATTGGTCGCACAGGTGCAGATTGCCAGTTGTTTGGTCAATTTAGGTTCAATCGTGGTGGTAAGTATGTAATTCTCGCAGAGGGAGAACTTTGTGCTTTGTCAGCTTACCAGATCATGAAGGAATACAATACTAGCAAAGGTTCTGACTTTGAGATTGCTGTAGTTAGTCCTACTACTGGAGCACAATCAAAGAAACAAATCGCTGCTCAATATGAATTTTTCAACACATTTGATTTCGTCATCTGCGCGTTTGATTCAGATAAAGCTGGGCAGGATGCTCAAGCTGAAGCTATCAAGGTATTGCCAAAAAGTAAAGTGAAGATTATGAAACTTCGATATAAGGATCATAATGAGTATCTTGAGAAAGGTAAGCAGAAAGAGTTCATTCAGGACTTCTATAACGCTGAATTGTATGTACCTGTTGGTGTAGTGGCAAGTAATCAGATTTCTTCTCAAATGCGTTCAGAAATGAACACAGAGAAAATTCCATTACCTCCATTCATGCATAAGTTACAGGAAATGATGGCTGGTGGAATTCCGTTAGGGCGTATCGTTAACTTAGGTAGTGCATCAGGAACTGGAAAAAGTACAATAACCGACGAGATACTTTACTACATGTTATTCAATAGCCCACATAAAGTAGGCGTTGTTACGTTAGAAAGTACTAGTGGACAGTATGGTATTAAGCTGCTGTCACGACACATATCTAAGAAGATTGAACTGCTTGATATGGACAGTGCTATGGCGTTGTTAGACAGTGAAGAAGTGAAGAAAAAAGAGCATGATTTGTTTAATGATGCAGATGGTAATCCTCGTTTCTATTTAGTGGATGATCGTGATGGTGATGTTGAAAATATTCAATCAGCTATTGAGAATTTGATTATCTCTTGTGGTTGTAAAGTTATTGTGCTCGATCCCATACACGATGTCATCTCAGCATTGCCATTGGACGAACAAGAGAACTTTATGTCTTGGCAGAAAGGTATGGTAAAATCTCACATGGTTACATTCTTGAACGTATGTCACACCAGAAAAACTGGTGGTGGTCAGAAAGCAGGTTCTGCTGGTGCTGATCTACATGAAGAAGACCTAATGGGAAATAGTGGTTTGTATAAAAGTGCTGCGTGTAATTTACTTTTTAGTAGAAACAAGGAAGCAACTGATGAAGTGGAAAGAAACACCACTATAATGAAAGCAACTAAGATTCGCTGGACTGGAAAGACAGGTATTGCAGGTAAGTATTACTACGACAACCAGAAGCATACACTTTATGACTTGGACGATTGGATGGAGGAAAATGGTGTAACAGAGTTCTAAAATCAATGGCAGCTAATCCCTGCCATTTTTATTACTTGCAATTCTTAGATAATTATGGTAAAATAATTATTTACTACACTTAAAAAGGAGATAAGAATGAGTAGTCTACCACTTATTGGGGAGCGTTTTCAAAACAAGGCAGGACACTGGTTTACAATTATAGAAGCCAATCATTGTTTAGATATCACTGTAAAATTTGATCATAGAGGATTCATCAGGAAGACAAAAACTCAATACATAAGAGATAAATCTGTTAAACTTCCATCTTTATTTATAGGAGATTCTTTCAAAGATAAGGTTGGAAATACAGTAGTCATTAAAGACATTGATACAACTTCAAGAATTACTTTCGAATGGGAGGATGGTTACACTAGGGTCTGTCAATCTTCCGTGTTAAAAAATGGTACACTAATGCGAGAAGAGGACTCTAGACAACTAACTCCTTCTATTAAAGTAGGTGATATATTTACAAATAATCAAGGTTCATTAATGGTTGTTAAGGAATATAACAATGCGGCCAATATTATTATTGAATTCAATGACCCTGTTAACTACTCTGTAAAGACTAATATAGGTAATATTAAGTCTGGCAACGTACACAACAAATACTTACCTACTGTTGCTGGTGTTGGAGTGATTGGCGATTTTAATGTGGATATTAATTCAAAAATGTACAAATCGTGGTGTGGAATGTTAAAACGAGTCTATAATCCACAATCTTCTATGGAGAAATTAACTTATGAAGGGTGCTCAGTACAAGCTGAGTGGTTGAATATCAAAAATTTCTCCGAATGGTTTGATAATCAAGTAGTGCAAGATGATTGGCATTTAGATAAAGATTTACTCATAAAAGGAAATAGGGAATACTCTGAGAAAGCCTGTGTATTCTTACCAAGAGAGATAAATTCATTTCTAACTGACAGACATAACCACAGAGGGGACTGGCCTGTTGGAGTAACTTATCATGAACGACTCAATAAATGGCAAGCTAGTTGCAACTTTAAAGGTAAAAGTAACTACCTAGGAGTGTTTAGTAATCCAGAGGATGCATTCCATACTTATAAAAAATATAAAGAGGCTTGTGCTAAAAACCTTGCTGAGCAATGGAAGAATATAATTAGCGAACGTGCCATAATTGCACTTTTAAACTATGAAGTAGATATACAAGACTAGAAAGGTTAGTTATGAAATTCAATGGATGGTGTTTCGACATAGAAGCAGATAATTTATACTTGAAGTCAAAAAAGATTTGGTACATTCGTTTCAAGTCAGTAGACGGCACGAAAGAAATGCAGGTATTTCCTTTCAGGGAATCTAAGGAAAAATCAAGACAGAAAATCATCAAGTGGATTGAATCATTTGAAGATAATGTACATGTGTCTTCATTCAACGGTCTTGGGTTTGATCTATGGATGCTATGGAAGTTTTTTGACATCAAACCAGTAGTAGGTAAGAAAGGACAGGACTATCTTGGAGATAAGCCCGTACAATTCATTGATGGATGTGTTCTATCGATGTATCTGCATCCGAATTTACCTAAGCATTCTCTGGAATATCTCTCCAGCAACAGCGAAGAAGAGAAGATTGATTACAGGCAGAGTCTTATCGAAGCTGGAGTTATTCCAAGTAATTCACCTAAAGGTTTTGAATTCACGTTCTATAACGACCTAATGGTTCCTTATTGTGATCAGGACGTTGATGCTACTATTAGTCTGATAGCTAAACTGTGGTCAGAAGCACAAGAACTCTACGGTGAAGACGTATGGATTCATTCTAGCTATAAGCAAATGCAAAAAGATTACTGGTTGTACTCTGCACAGGCATTCACTGGAGTTAAGTTCAATGTAGAAAAGGCCAAGGAGCTAGTTAAACAGGTCGAGAAGGCCATGCTGGAGATTAAGCAAGAGGTAGACCCTAAGTTGCCTCCAAGAGAGCTTAAAACGGCTGAGAAAGCGTTCTACAAGCAGCCTAGTAAACCGTTTACTCAAGACGGTGAGTTAAGTGCTACTATGGTTAAATGGTTAGAGAAGCACGGTGGTAAGCTGAACTACACAAACAAGGAAATCTTAGTCTACGGAATGAAAGTAGATATTGAACCTAATGCTGTATTGCCAGTTACTCTCCCTATGGAGATTGACGATAATATGGAACTAAAGCAGTACTTTCTAGATTCTGGTTGGGTTCCGCATGATGACTTCTGGAATGTAAAGAAAGGTCCAGATGGTAAACCTGTTCGTGATGAAAAAGGTAAGTTCATTAAGACTACACCTAAGATTCAACACGCAGGACAACTGTGCCCTAATCTGCAGAAGTTGAATGGAGAAATTCCAAGCAAGGTAGTTAAGTTCCTATCCTACAGGAACAGACTAGGTGTTGTATCTGGTTGGTTAAATAACTGGAGAATAGAGTTCGATGGTCGGTTGTCTGCTGAGATATCTGGTTATGCTCCTACTTCTCGTGTTAAGCACAAGACTGTAGTTAATTGCCCTAAAGCTGATCCGAAGGTTCTACTTGGTAATGAAATGCGGGACTTATTTCATGTTGAAGATGGTTACTGGTACTGCGGTACTGATGCTGCTGCATTAGAGAACAGAACACTATCTAGTTATACCTATAAGTATGATGGTGGTGCTTTCGCAAGAATGCAAACAGAAGGTGATCCGCATAGCTTCAATGCTTTTGCTTTCTTCCCTCACTTGCATGATAAGTTCGATATCAACAACCAAGAGAACAAGGAGAATCCTGAGTTTAAATCTTGGAGAAACAAGGCTAAAACAGGCGCTTACCTACTAGCATTCGGTGGTGGTGCTCCTAAGTTAGCATCTAGTCTAGGACTGTCTACTAAAGCAGGCAAGGAAGCTTTCGATAACTACTGGGAAAGTAACAAAGGTTTAGGTCTACTGAAGAAAAGCGTAGAACAATACTTTGATACCAAGGGTAAGAAAAAGTATATACCAGCTATTGATGGCCGAATCGTTTCTGTACGTGGAAAGAACGTGTTACTATCCTGCTTAGGTCAAGGTTGTGGTGCTATTGCAATGTCATACGCTGCTTGTCTAATGGACACTTGGTTAGGTGATATGTATCTGGATGATATGGGTCGGCCTTACTACTTGTTAGATGGTAAAGTTGTCAAACGCATCTCCATGGTTCACGATGAATATAGTTGGGAAGTAGAAGATGGTGTACAAGAGAAAATTCAGCAAATGAGTGTCAAGGCTATTATCAAAGCTGGAGAATTACTTAAGCTGTCCTTGCCATTAAACGGAGAAGGAAAAATAAGTTACGAAGGAAGTTGGAAAGACGTACATTGATGCTACAATATGTTTAGTTAATCATTGAAAGGACTAAAACATGAAACCGATTAAATTTGAAGTAAATTCCAGTGAATACGCTGCTCCTGCAGTTACTTGTAAAAACTGGTACGGTAAGGAAGTTAAATTTTATTTTGATATGAATAATGCAAATTGGATAAATTCTTCTAATTTTAAGAAAGTAGAACAAGGCTCAAGCTTTAGTCAGAAATTATGTTTCTATGCAGAACTACAAATGCGACTTATTCTTGAACAGAAACGAAAGGAACTAACACAATGACAAACGCTAAACAAGAATTCCTAGAACACACTAAGGATAAAACCATCCTTTGTGCAAAACTTACTTTTGGTGATGATTATGTAGACTCCCAATTAATTGTTATTCTTCCTTTAGGTTACTACAGGTATGATCTAGAATTATTTTTAAACCAGATAAATAAAGAATACGATTCAGGATATGGTGGTCAAGAACTGTTCGGTGTAATCTGGTACACTGATGGAACGTGGAGTACTCGTGGAGAGTATGATGGTTCTGAATGGTGGGATTATCATAGTTGTCCTGATATTCCTCTTGACTTATTTAGAGATTAATATGCTGCTGACTAGTATTAAATTAAAAGATATTGAAGACCTTGAGAGAATCCATGCTGTACTAACGATAGACGGTTGGTTTATTCCCAAATGGCTTCAGTATCTTAAGGAGGAAGTTGTAAAGAATATGGAGAAACACAAGAGTGTTTCGTACCTTGAAAGGAATAACAAATGAACAAACGTGTAGTACAATTCAGCCGTAAAGAAGGTGTAGTCATGTTAGCCGATGGTCATGCTATACTTAAACCACTTGATCATCCTGACACTGATAATGTTAGTAATTTAAAATATGTAATTACTACTAAAGTCATCAATAAGGAAGTATATTGCTGTAGAATCATTGCTTTAGAAACACAAAATACTATTTATAAGGAATTTGATGATGGAGAATATCTTGGCTAGGAATATACTAATCGGTTCTCGTGCGTTAGATTACTGGTATGATTTAGGTATTGCAAAACCAAACAGTGATTGGGACGTGATCAGCACTAAACCAATTGAAGGTACTGAATGGCATGATCCTTGGTTACTTAATAATGACGCTATCCATAATTTTACTTCTCCTGAACATACTATTGATTTCAATGGTAATACTTTGTACGTTTGTAAATTACAAGGTTTAGCTTTGATTAAGCGTAGTCATCTATGGCGTGATCTTGGATTCAGTAAGCATATCACTATGTATCATAAATATCTAGCTGATTATCTTGATTTGAATATAACATTTAATCGTATATTCTTAAATGAACGCACCAGAATGACTATGGAGCGATTTCCACAGCAAGGTCCAAACCTCAATCAAACTGTAGAAAATTTCTTCGATGATGCGGTAACAAAGGTCTATAATCATGATATGTTACATTCTTTATTCGCGTATCAAGAACAACCGATGTATACTAGGCTTCAGACGGACAGTACCAAAGCTTGGTGCAGTAAAGAGTTATGGGACGATTTAACGCACTTAGAACAACTACAATGTGTAGCTGAAGAAACTTATGTAATTGCTACAGAAAGATTCATGGTTCCAAAGGATTGGAAATATCCAGCGAAATTAGCTTATAATAAAGCTCTGAATAAAGTCTGTACGACATTGTGCAAGAATTGGTTCAGGGATAAGGCAATTGATTATTATCCTGAAGTAATGGAATTGTTCGATGAAGGTAAATTTTTAAGTGTGAAAGATAAACTAAGTAAAATCTGATATAATTAAATTTCGGTTCAATTAACAAATTAAGTAAAGGATATTTAAAATGACAAACACAACAAACCTAAAGCAACTAGTAGCTGTAATTCTTGCAGAAGCTGATAATGGTATTATCAATAATTTCTTTCAGTCAGAAATGAGTGATGTATACGACAGTGATTATGATAGCGACGAAACAAAATCTTTTCTTGATGAACTAGCTGAAAATAAGATTAGTTTTAAACACATGGATAACCATGGTGGTGAAGGTGAAGGTGAAGATTACTGGTCTGTATATAAGTTTACCAGTGGTACAGATGAAGTCTTCGTTAAGTTCAGCGGTTGGTATCAATCGTATAACGGAAGTGAATTTGATGAGTTTTTCTTTGTAACGCCAAAGGAAGTTATGGTTACTCAATATTTTAAGGTAGATCAATGAAACCTAACTTAGTATTAATCCAAGGTACTACCGCTACACGGTATGTTAATGGCAAGGTTGATCAGGTGGTGAATATTGATTACAGCGTAGGCATTAAGAATGTTAAAGCTGATATTGAATATTTTAGAATTAATGGAGTTGATCTGCCGGAAAGTGCGTAGATTTGTGGTATAATGCACACATGACTTTAGCTCAGTGGTAGAGCAGGAAACTCATAATTTCTTGGTCCTGTGTTCGATCCACAGAAGTCATACCAGAATAATGCGACTGTAGCTCAGTTGGATAGAGCAGCGGATTTCTACTCCGTAGGTCGGGAATTCGAATTTCTCCAGTTGCACCAAATTTGTTGGTTAATCTCTACAACACCAATTGAGATTATGGTATAGTTGGTGGACTTGTTTAACCACCTGACAACGACTTGTAAAGGTTGAAAACACTCTGCGTGTTTTAGAAAGGTTTATATGAATATTAAATGAGTTTAGCTGTAAATGGGTATAAAGAATGTAATTGTTGCAAAATTATTAAACCAATTACTGAATACTGGAAAGATTCTACAAAACATGATAAGTTAGCTACATATTGCAATACATGTAAAATGAGAGCTTATAATGAGAATAAACCAAAAGCAAGAGAATTAGCAAAGATAAGGTCTAGAAAATTAAGATTAAATAATCCTGTAAATAACATGATTTCTCTTGCAAAGACTAGAGCTAAGAAAAGAGGATTGCCTTTTAATCTAGAAGTATCAGATGTAGTAATTCCTGATTATTGTTCAATTTTGAATGTAGTATTAAAAGTAGGTACTGAAAGAGTAGAATCAAATTCTCCATCTTTAGATAGAATAATTCCATCATTAGGTTATGTAAAAGGTAATGTTCAAGTAATTAGTCATAAAGCTAATACAATGAAATCTAATGCTACAATAACTGAATTACTTCTTTTTGCAGATTGGATATACAAGATGTATGGTGATCAAAGATCAGAGGTAACTAATACAGGTTGATAGTCCTGTTAAAACTATTAAATCGTTTATAAAATCATTTTTAAAGGAAATATAATGTCAAACACAAATCAAGACTTCACCAAGGTATCTGGTATGATTGTATACTGTAACATGGCTGAACCAGTAAAAGCATATGTCAAGCCCGGTACACCAAAGAAACCAGATGAATTTAAATGTAGTATTGTTCTATCTTCGGAAGACTTCGTAGATGAACTTGAGGCTTACGGTAAATCACTGGATACTCTACTGAGTATTAAGAAAGTTAAAACTGCAGACTTTGAAAGTATCTACAAATGTGCCCCACCAGAAGACGCAGAGAAAAACGTATGGGTGTTTACTCTAAGGAAATCGGTCGAACTTGGCAAAACGGGCAAGCCGCTACCAGAAAAACACTATCCAAAAGTATTTGAGAAGATTAAGAATACAATGGTTGAAGTCACCCATACTAAGATTCCAGCGAACGGAAGTTATGGTACTGTTAGTATTGATCGCTTTGATCGTACCAGTGGTGGCTCTAGTCTGTATCTGAAGAATCTACTAGTTACTAAGATGATTGAATATGTACCAACAGAGTCGGACTATGAAGCTGGTTCTGAGTTCGGTGATGATTCAGCTAGTGATGGTGATGGTGGTAATGTTAAGGTTCCAGCTAAGGCTAAGACCGCTGCAGCACCAGCTAAAACTGTAGCTAAACCAAAGGCTGCACCAAAGCCACAGGATGACGACGATTTGGACGAACTACCGTTTTAATCTGAAGTAAAATTAACAGGGATTCTAAGTTAATTCTTAGTTTCTCTGTTATAATTCAATCTTATCAACCCATCTCTATAAAGGAATATACAAATGTCAAAACTAACAGAATCTCTCGGAATTGTTTTCGTAGTTCTACTTCTTATTGTACTAATCGGTCTAGGACCAGTACTAACCATCTTTGCATTGAATACATTATTCGGTCTTGCAATCGCAGTCAACATCTGGACATGGTTATCTACGCTATGGTTGTCTGGTTTCTTCTACGCACTTCGTTCAGGTAAATAAGGAGTAAACAATGAGTACACAAAAAGAATATATCGCAGAACTAGTCCGTCACTATACCGCCGAAGATAGTTTGAAGGAAGAAATCAAGGAAGTTAAGGACAGTATTAAGGAAGCAGGTTTCGATGCTGCTATCTTAAGTGCAGTAGCCAAAGCTATCGTACAGAACAAAGTCGATGACCTTGGTACGAAATCTGAAGATATCCTAGCAGCTATTACAGTAGCTCGTAGTTAATAAAAAGAAACCCTCCAGTAAAATCGGAGGGTTTCGCTGTATAATGACTACTAACTATGAAAGGATAAATTATGCGCCCTACTCAATTAAAAGGAGAATTCTATACTTACTACAGCGGTGAAGTTAAATCTCTAACTACTCATCAGGTATTTGTATTCGGTAGCAATCTCGCAGGAATTCATGGTGCTGGTGCGGCCAGATTTGCATACGATAAATTTGGTGCAGCATATGGATGTGGTATGGGATTCACTGGAAGGTGCTATGCCATTGCTACTAAAGATTTAAATATTGAAACGTTAAGTCTACATCTCATTGAACTTCAAGTTATGCTATTTAAGAAACTAGCTTTCGAAAACTGCCAGTATAATTACATTGTCACGAAGATCGGTTGTGGACTTGCAGGATATACAGACGCTGAAATTGCACCTATGTTTAAGTTAGCACCAGATAATTGCATCTTTCACAAAGATTGGAAAGAATATTTAGAATGAGTAAACTAAAATTAGTATATGACTATGATCCAATTATATTCAAGGCATGTTGTGCTGTTGAACTACGCCAGATCAAGTGTACAAATAATGTTAACAAAGAAGAACACATCTTTAAATCAAGAACAGAATTTTATGGTGATTGGAGAAAGAAATCAGGTGGTTGGCTTGGTAAAGAAATTAAAAATGGCTCCAAGTTTACATTAGATGATTACACTATTGAAGATATACGTGAGGTACAAGCTGAAAAAAATGCCCTGTTTATTGTAAAAAATTTAATTAAAGACATCAACGAGGAATTTAATACCAGTAATTACTACGGATATGTGGGTGGTGATCAAGGAAATTTTCGTAAGGATATTTGTACACTACTCCCTTATAAGGGGAATAGAAAAGACTTTATACTTCCATATCACCTAGGTGCAGCTAAAGATTATTTAATAAATCATCACAACGCTTCCTTGGCTCAAGGTTGTGAGAATGATGACATGCTTGTGCGGGATATGCACACTGCATTTAAAAATAAGCAGAAATTAATTGGTGTAATCGCCGAAAAAGATTTTTTAGGTTGTGAAGGTGATTGGTGGAACTTTGATCAACGTAAGTTATATAATATACGTGGATTTGGGTCATTAGAACGTGGGGATTCTGGTATAATTGGAACAGGTAGAATGTGGAAATACTTTCAAATATGCTGGTCTGATAAGTCCGACAACTATGCAGCCAATTGTTTCTCTGATATGAAAAACGGCGAAGTGTCTGTGTACAATAGATTAAAAGATTGCACAAGCGATCTAGAAGCCTTCAGAGCAATTAAAGATCACTTTATGTACCTCTATCCTGAAGAGAAAGAAATAACTAACTGGCGAGGGGATAAGCTAATCATAGATTGGTTATATGTTCTACAAGAATGCTTTAATATGGCTCATCTTGAGAGATGGAAAGGGGACCGGGTCAACGTTAAGGAAGTTATGACTAAACTAGGAGTTTTATGATAAATGTAGGTGATAAAATAGGTAGATGGGAAGTATTGAAAGAAGGTGAGTTGTACTTTGCACCATCAGGTAGATACTCTGCAAAAAGATTCATCTGTAAATGCTCTTGTGGGAAAGAAAAGTTAGTAAGAGAATCTACATTAGTTTCTGGTGAATCACTGAGTTGTGGGTGTTATGCTAGTGAAATGGCTTCTGTACGAAATACAACTCACGGATTATCTACTCATAAACTATACAATGTATGGCATGATATGATACGAAGGTGTACTGATACATCAAGAAAAGATTACAAGCACTACGGTGGTAGAGGTATTAGTGTATGCGACAAATGGTTGGGTGAATCTGGTATACTTGAATTCATTAATGACATGGAAAGTTCTTATGTTGAAGGTCTAGAGCTAGAACGTATCGACGTTAATGGTAATTATTGTCCTGAAAATTGTACATGGGAAACTAGGCGAATTCAGGTAATAAACCGTAGACCAATGGACGGTAAGTTCAATGCTAATCTATTAACATTTAACGGTAAAACACTTTGTCTTTCACAGTGGGAGGATGAAACAGGTATACCTAGTAAAGTTATTTCAGATAGGGTAGGTAAACTTAAATGGAGTATCGAAAAAGCGCTAACGACTAAACTCAAACCGAAACGAACATTTGTTGTGGTTAATGGTACGAAGTTAATATTATCTGAAGTTATAAGGAACCCACCTAATATCCATGCAAAAGCAAGAACGTTGAATATCACGGCACATCAATACCTTGCAGACATACTATATGGTATTTCAAAAATACTTATTGAAGTTAATAGTATAGAATATGAAATTACAGCAATAGTTGACAGAAGTAAGTCAGTTAGTCCTAGTATATTCAAAGAGGATTTCTTGAAAGTAGTAACTCATGACAACTGATTTATTTACAACAACAGACATATCTAAGGTTCGTACATTATTAATCAAGGAACAAGGTAGTATAAGTGCTTTATCTGGTTTACCATTAGAACAACCAGTACTTGATCATTTACACGATATTGAACAATTTGTACGTGGTGTAATCAACAGTAAAGAGAATGTTGCACTAGGACGTATAGAAGGGCTTTACGGACGTTATATTGGTTATTGGTACAAAGGTACTTATCCTGAGTTTCTACGCCTTGTAGCTGATTATATTGAACGTGGAGTGGATCGTAGATTCCGCCATAATGGTTGGTTAAAGAAAGCACTTACAGAGTACAATAAGTTATCTGAAGGGAAGAAAGACTTAGTACTAGCTGCACTGGATAGTCCTTTGGGTAAAAACGGAGTAGAACGTAAAAAGAACTTCAGTAAAGCACTGATGACACGTAAGTTCAGTTATAATACTGTAATGAACTTGATTAAGAAGTTCAGGTAATCAACAAAGGAGCACATGAAATATCTCACAAATGAACAGCAAGTTGTCGTTGAAGCTCGAATCAAAATGGGTTATTCATCAAATGAACAAAGCAACGGTAATATTTTACTTTACAAAGGGAAACACACAATGATTATCAATTGTTTAGGTTACGATGTTTACCTTCCGAAAGGAAGTTTGTGAATGAGCTATCTTTATTCACGGGCGCTGGTGGAGGACTACTCGCAAGCCATCTCCTCGGAATCAACACAGTTTGCGCTGTTGAAAGAGATGAATACTGCCAGCATGTACTTGTGCAAAGGCAGAACGATCGAGCCATTGGTGCATTCCCGATATGGGATGACGTATGTACTTTTGACGGAAAACCATGGAAAGGAACTGTGGACTTGGTTTCTGGAGGATTCCCCTGCCAAGCATTCTCTAGTGCAGCAAGAGGTAGAAACATTGCCGGAAAGGACTTATGGTACGAGATGCGAAGGATTATTGGAGAGGTTAACCCTCATGCAGTCTTTGCAGAAAATGTATCCGAGAAAGCCATACTACAAGCACAGCGGGATTTGTTGGAAGACGGATATAACAGTAAATACATTAAACTTTCAGCGAAAGACTTGGGTGCAGACCATGAAAGGACAAGATATTGGTTATTTGCATACACCGACTACTATGGCGAATTTTTCCGCACCAAGTATGCAAAAACACCAGTGTTGCAGGAATTACGTGGAAGTGTTTGGGAAGCCAACTCCCGAGAATTTCGAGTACTTAATGGGGTGGCCCGAAGGATGGACAGACTTAAAGCCCTTGGAAATGGACAAGTTCCAGTTGTGGCAGCAGCAGCATTTATTGAATTACACAAATCAATTATCAACTAACATAAAGGAAACTTAATGAAATATTCATTCAACATTCAAAAACAAACCATGTGAACTTGCTGGAGTTAAGTACGGAGAGAAAGCTGCGTATAAACTTCTGAAGAATTGTAAGACGAAGCAGGAGGCTCTAGAAGCTGTTATTTCTCAATATGCTACGTGGTATCCATCTGAGTTTAATTACGTTGCTTGGGATGGTTCTGAGCGTATTGGTAACGATTTTGTGATGATGGATCTTTACCTCAAATGCGCGAGGATGATTGAGAGAGATGGGGAGATACCTGAGATTAATTCTTTCCTTGCTAAATATGGAGTGATATTATGACTGAATATGTTGCACTGCCTTGCCCATTTTGTGGTAAGAAGATTGACACCACAGATAACGATACTTTGTATCCGAATGGTTCAGGTTGGAAACAACATGAAGGATATAGGTCTTACTACCATTATCTTGACGTACCAAAAGAACAATGGTGTTATGGAATACATTGTGTAGAATCGTCAGGAGGTTGTGGCGCTGAAGTCAGTGGTGACAGCAGATTAGAAGCACTTGCAAAATGGAATACCAGAACAACGAAAGGAGGCTGCAATTAAAACAGAAGACTTATACAACAGTAAAGACGTAGCCAGAGTACGCGCATTACTTCTAAAAGAACAACAGAACAAATGCGCGATATCAGGTCAGGATTTATCTGCAGCTAGAACACACGTAGATCATGCTCATGATGACGAACAGTTAATACGTGGTGCTCTCAATGGCAATGCTAATATGCTTTTAGGTAAACTTGAGAACCTACAAGTAAGATACTTGAATCATTGGTATAATGGTAAGTTGTCAGACTTCCTTAGACAATGTGCAGACTACTTAGACAAACCTGTGGATAGACGATGGCGTCATCCCGGTTGGGTTAAGAGAATTATTGTTGAGTTTAATAAACTAAAAGTAGCACAACAGAATTTGTTATTGAATCAACTAGGTCAACCACATGGTTCTAACTTAAAAGAACGTCGAAAGCTACTAAATAAAGCTATACTAAAACGAGAGCATGGTTATATTACTATTCTCAATCTAATCAAAACCGTAAAGGAAACTTAATGAAACATTCAACTAAAATTCAATCTAAAATTGTCGAGCTAAAAAACAAAGGTTGGTCCTCACGACGAATTGCTGAAATTCTAGGTGTATCTAAAAGTTCAGTTAACGAAACATATAATAGAACTGCTGTTGAGTACAGTAAGAAACCTAATGCTAAATATCTGTTCATCGACATTGAAACATCACCTGATATTGCAGTTACATTTAAACGTTTTAAGGCTAATTTAAGCCAAGATAATATCCTACGTGAAGGTGGAGTTATCCTTAGTATTTCGTGGCGTTGGATGCACTCTGCAGTAACTCAGGGATTAGCTTTGAGTTCACAGGAAGCTCAGATTGGCGATGATAGTAGGTTGTGTGCTGTTCTTTACGCTCTAGCTGAAACTGCAGATGTTATGATTGGTCATAATATTGATCGTTTTGATCTACCTGCAATTAAGAGCAGAATGGTTATTAACAGAATGTTACCAATGAAGAAAGTAAAAACAATCGATACTCTTAAGTTAGCTAAACAGATGCGCTTTCAGAGTAATCGACTAGGTTCTCTTGGTGTAGCATTAGGTGAAGGTGATAAAGCTGACCATAGTGGTATTAACACTTGGATTGGATGTTTAGCTGGAAGTGAAGATAGTCTAAAAGAAATGCTTGAATATAATATTCAGGATGTTGACTTACTTTACGCTATCTATCATCGTTTAGCTCCGCATTCTAATCTACCAGTTAATTCTGCTATTTTCACAAAAGATACTACTGTTATTTGCCCTGTATGTAATAGTGAAGATATTGTTAAGACAGGTAATTCGGTTTATACTCCTGCTTGTGAGTACGAAGAATATGAGTGTAATGATTGTGGTTCTCGTCATCGTAGCAAGACAGCAATTAACACCAAAGAAAAACGTAAGAGTTTACTTGTCTAGAACTTGTAAATGAGTTATAATATGAACTAATGATAAATCCTTCGGTGTAAAAGCTGAAGGGTTTTCTTATTTGTAAACATGAAAGGAAAATATGAAATTACACAATCCATTTGGATTTGAACCTGATGTAACAATGTTTGTATCTGTAATTATTTTAGCTCTTACTTTAGTTGGTTTAGTTGCATTTGTTGCTACAGCTAAACCAGCGTTGTTTGTATTAACTGCAGTTTCATTTGCAGTCATTAGGTTTATTTATGCTATTTTGAAAGGAAAATAATATTATGAATATGGAAGATATTTACGCTGATGCAATCGAAAAAGAAATGCACACAACCATGACTGTTAATATAATCAATGATTTACAGAATGAAATTCATCAAGGTAATGTACAAGCTGGATGGTGGACTGATCTTAAAACAGGTACAGACCTTGCACAAGAAGCTCGGGATGGTACTCGCTTAGGTAAGGCACTGGTAGCAGAGAAGTTGTGCCTAATCCACTCTGAAGTATCAGAAGCAATGGAGGGAGCACGTAAGAATCTACAGGACGATAAACTACCACATCGTAAGATGATTGAAGTAGAACTAGCAGATGCCATGATTCGTATTTGGGATTTAGCTGGTGCTTTGAAACTAGACATTGGTGGTGCTATTCAGGAAAAGCGTCAATACAACGCCAAACGTGAAGATCACAAAGTAGAGAATCGTTTACAAGAAAATGGGAAGGCTTATTAATATGGAAAACAATCAACGTATCCCTGCATTTCCAACAGGAGGTGTACCTAGAGTAGAGCCTCAAAATGCATTAGAAAAACAAGTGGGTGGTGGTCACTACAAAGAATTTGGAATTCAACCTGTGGAATATATTCATGCTAATAAATTGAGTTTTCTAGAAGGTAACGTAGTCAAGTATATTACTCGACATAAATCCAAGAACGGTATTGAAGATATTAAGAAGGTTATTCATTATTGTGAACTTATTATTGAACTTGAGTACAACCAAAAGAAAAAGGAGTAGTAATGAAATACGAAAAATACTTACTGATTAAACTAGCAGAAGAAGCTTCGGAAGTAGCTCAAGCTGCTATCAAATGTAGTCTCTTTGGTTATGACTCAAAAGACCCAAGGGAGACAGACGGTGAAAGTAATTTAGTTAAATTGCAAAAGGAACTACTGGATTTAACTGCGGTATTAGGTGAACTGACTAATTTTGCAGCATTTAATGCTGAACTAGATTTAGATGTTAATTCATATGTTGAAGGTAAACAAAAGAAACTAAATTATTACTATGATGTAATACTAAAGCAGACCACATAATTAGGTTTAGTATGGTATAATACTAGTCCAACGTTAGTTTTTAAGAAGGAATAATATGAAAAAAGAAAATAATACTGTTGTTAATTCACAACAAGACCCAACTAAAGTATTTACTGTTCAACCAAAAGTAGAACGTAAGTTAGGTGATGAATTTACTATCGATGATAAACAAGTAGTTGTAGTGGAAGTAAATGATGGCGAATACCATGTAAAGAACAAGGTATCTCCGTTTGACTCCTTTTGGATTTAAGGAGGTTTATGACATATACAAAAGCAAAGCTAATCGGATACACACAACCAACAGAAGAATTCAAGGAGAATTTTAAAGACATTAAAGATTTAGTTGCTTTTTGTGCTCGGGTGTCCAACCCTAGTAACCAGATGAATAATGAAACTTCAGATAAGTTAATCAATTATCTTCTGAAACATAAACACTATTCTCCATTTGAAATGGCGAGTGCGACAATCGAAGTAGAAACTACTCGTGATATTGCGCGACAACTATTACGTCATCGTAGTTTCACATTCCAAGAATTCAGTCAACGATATGCTGATCCCACTAAAGATTTATCTTTCGTTACTCGTGAAGCACGGTTACAGGATTTAAAGAACAGACAGAACAGTGTAAAAACAGAAGATAAAGAACTACTGGAATTATGGGAAGAGAAGCAACTGAAATTAATTAGTGATGTGAAGGAGTTATACACTTGGGCAGTAACCAATGGTATTGCTAAAGAACAAGCTCGTGCTGTACTTCCAGAAGGATTAACAATGTCTAGGTTGTATGTTCAAGGAACTATTCGTAGTTTCATTCACTATATTGATGTGCGGTCAGCAAATGGTACACAACAAGAGCATATTGATTTAGCTATTGAAATTGCAGCAGCTATTGCTACAGTTTTCAAGTTATAAGGAGAATAACAATGAGTAGTATTATTGCACTGGTATACATTAGATTATCCGAGCTACAAACGATTGATCGTAAGTACAGTGAGGAATGGGCAGACAGTTCAGAGAATGAGCTTCTAGGGGTGCTACATGGCCTAGGGATCGATGTTAATCAATCAGTAGAGCGACAAGTAGTAGAACACCGGAATAGGTTTGGTAATCTGATAACTTGCTCTCGTTGGGTTGGATGTGAGAGAATTGATAAGGAATGGATCGACTCAGGTTACGCATCAGAGGAAGCAATTGCTAAAAAATTAAACAATGGACTCGTTAATGATTTATTTAGACTCAGAGGTCTAACTGAATGATTTGTTATGTTTATCTACATTTAGATAAAGATGGAATAGTTAGATATGTTGGTAAAGGTAC